TGACCTATATGCTGAACAAGATGGATAGCACATTAATAGCAATGGCGGTTGAAGGCATTACCTTGTTAGGTGGTGGCGTGGCTGCTTGGGTAAAACTCAATAACGATGTTACCGTTTTAAAGTCACGTATTATTAATCTTGAGAAACGAGAAGATGACGTACAAAAAACGCTTGACGTTTTGGTAGAGGGCATAAATGAGATTAAATTGCTACTAGCACGCAAAGGAATCGAATGACGTTAATAACGCGGGACAGGGATATCCACATTCTTGATTGGAAATTCGAGAACAACAGAGATGAAAAAAACATATACCTTCTCAGCGATATACATTTTGATTCTAGCAAGTGCGATCGCAAGTTGCTGAAAAAACATCTTGAGCAAGCAAAAGAGGAAAACGCACAGATTCTTATCCTCGGCGATGCTTACGATCTGATGCACATGCCTACAGATCCCAGAGGTACATATAGCACTATGCGACCAGAATTACTTGCAACAGCGTACATAGATGAGTGCATAAATCAGTTAGTCAATTTTCTGAAACCGTACAAAGACAACATCGCGCTGATTAGCCAAGGCAATCATGAAACAAACATCATAAA